TGTGTGTCACTTGATGGGTCGTTAGCTCAGTTGGTAGAGCAGTTGACTTTTAATCAATTGGTCGCTGGTTCGAATCCAGCACGACCCACCACTTCAAATTACCTTCTCTGCTCAAGAACCAAATTCCAAAATACATATTTCCCAAAGCTAAACTTATATCCGCGAAGCTGTTCGATGTGAACGAAGCACTATGAACACGCGTTAGCACAGCTCACAACGTTAACTGATTTCCCAAATCAAAAATCCAAGAAAATAACACAGCCCCCGCGCAGGATTGGAATAAGCGATGTGGTTTACATGTATCTATTCACCAATAACGCCTCTACGCGATTTTGCGGCGATTACTATGACTTTCATTAGTATGTGCTCAGGATTGTTTTATTGTCTCTCAGCCCTCATTTAAGCCCTGTATGACACGCATAATTCAGTTTAATCAGTAAGCGTGCTTTCTATATGAAATTTTTGTGACACTCAGGTATAATCGGCGCCCGATTGACCGTTAATCCCGTGTAGGTAAAAGAATCCATGACGTTAGCGTATCGTATTGAGCAAATAGACTATCCATTTCCAGCCAAGCCTGCTGTGTTGAGTGATGTGCGTAAGCAAGAACTCAAAAACAAAATTAAAGCGCTATTGGTGGAAAAAAACGCCGTTATGGTGGCTCACTATTATACCGATCCGGAAATTCAGGCACTTGCCGAGGAAACGGGTGGCTGTGTTGCTGACTCGCTGGAAATGGCGAGATTCGGTCGGGATGCCGACCAGCAAACCTTGCTGGTAGCCGGGGTTAAATTTATGGGGGAAACCGCAAAAATCCTTAGCCCTGAAAAGCAAGTGCTTATGCCGACGATGGAAGCCACTTGTTCGCTGGATTTGGGTTGCCCAATCGAAGAATTTTCTGCGTTTTGTGATGCGCACCCGGATCATACCGTGGTTGTTTATGCGAATACTTCTGTCGCAGTAAAAGCGCGCGCAGACTGGGTGGTTACATCTAGCATTGCTTTAGAAATTGTTGAACACCTAGATAGTCTGGGCAAACCTATTATTTGGGGCCCGGATCGTCACCTGGGTAATTACATTGCCAAGAAAACCGGCGCTGACATGCTGATGTGGCAGGGCGAGTGTATAGTGCATGATGAGTTCTCATCACAAGCATTGAACGACATGAAGGCGTTATATCCGGACGCGGCCGTCCTCGTTCACCCAGAGTCGCCAGCCAGTGTTGTAGATATGGCTGATGCGGTTGGCTCAACCAGTCAGCTTATCCAGGCTGCGCAAGATATGCCGAACCAAACGTTTATCGTGGCTACCGACAAGGGCATCTTCTATAAAATGCAGCAGCTCATGCCTGAGAAGCGTTTTATTGAAGCACCAACGGCGGGTAACGGGGCGACATGTAAGAGTTGCGCTCATTGCCCCTGGATGGCAATGAATGGCCTTGAAGCGATTTACCAGTCGCTGTCTTCTGACACACCGGTGGAGCACGAGATTTTCGTCGATGCAGCGTTAAGGGAAAAAGCGTTAATTCCATTGAATCGTATGCTCGACTTTTCTGCGCAGTTGAAAGCAAAAAAATCTGCGTAAACGCTTATTAAGTGTGCGGTTAGTGAGTTTTTTACGGGTAGTTCTTGATTCACAACACAGCTTTCCCTACTATACGCGCGCTGAAAGAATTTAGCGGTTTGGTACTCAGTTGCCAGGCTGTCGCAAACAACTGTGTTTGCAAACAATTTGGAGAGATGGCTGAGTGGCTGAAGGCGCACGCCTGGAAAGTGTGTATACGTTTATAGCGTATCGAGGGTTCGAATCCCTCTCTCTCCGCCAGATATAAAAGAACCGGCTTTTGCCGGTTTTTTTATGTCTGTTGATTGGCAATGAACAACTACCATTGTAGCCGCGCGGTCAGTTTGGCAACTTGCGCAGGTCAGTTTGTCACATTATCATTGGATTCTTGAACCTAAAGGTAAAAGGACCCATAGAATGTATTACATTGCTTGCGGACCATCTTCTGACCGCCCTGGGAGAGAAGGGCATATGATCCCTTCACAGTCCGAATACGACAATTTCTATATTGCTTATGGAGAAGCACTGGGGGCTTGGGCCAATGTTGAGCATAGCCTTTCATCTGTTTTCGAATTTCATATTAGTTCTAATGAGTTGCTGGTAAGTCATGCTGTATTTTGGAGTCTGCAGGGCTTTAGGGCTAGGCTCGATGTTACTACCGCTGCAGTTGAGTCTTCTGGAAGATCCCCGGACGCCATCGAAGAATGGCGAAAGATATCAACAAAGCTCTCAAGAAAATCAAAATCTAGAAATAAGCTTGCCCATTTCTCTCCCTGTTTTGGGAGAGAAAAGCCAGGTAGAGATTATCGAATGTTTCTCGGAGATCCTAAATCTCCATTTTCAGGATCGATAATAAGGCAAGAGGAGCTAAAAGAATGGACAAGCGCGTTTATCAACCTAAGCCACGAAACTTCGAGGTTTTTCCATAATGCTATTAAGGATGGTTCAGATTAACACGACTATTCCTAATGATGCTTGTGAAGCATTCTTACGTTTTGATGATTTTTTTAATTGTATTTTTATCATCTATAAAAAGCTTTCGCACCTCCACGAAGCTCAAAGTAATAATCATCTCCTTCTGTAATTTCATGTTTAAACCGACGCTCCAATGCAGTTTCGGAACCATTGAAAGTTCTGACTATTTCTGGCTGACCATTAGATAGTATGTTGACAAAATCTGCACTGCCTCCGTGCAGTTCTACTCTGAAATTAACACGACGGCCGTTTGCTGGTAAAACCTCAAGGTTTTGTAGCTCTTTCATTTTTATCTCCACTTTAAATTGAATTTAATGATTGTTTAAACAGTCTTTGAGTTGGTTAAATCCCTGTCTTTACCCCAACTTCCAATCGTAACTCCGCGTTTGGATGCCCAGGCCCTAATAGCTATTTTGATTTCTGTTGTTAATGTTCCGTGACCAATATAAATGGCCACTCCGGATTTGCCTTCTGATTGGGCAAAGAACTTAAAACTTTGCCCTGCATGGGTAATCCGAAGAATGCGGCCAGTTACGTATTCTTCGACTACGACACCCTGGTGTGTTGTAGTTGAATAGGTCATGTTGAATCTCTTTTTTTGTCTAAACTAAATTACTTTGAGAATCTCGCCACGCACCATTTATATACCAAATAGGCATTACTAGCGTCTCATCCACGTACATCTGATTAGGGGTGGGGTTGGCAGGACGCTCCGCCGTGGAGCCACTGAGCACCGCCTGCGCGGGATACCAGCCGGAGGCCCCGCTGCCGGAAAATTTCATCCACAGTTGATCAGAGTTTTTGTCTGCACTACCTTGCCGATTAAGAAAAATACTACCAACTGGTGCACTAACACTACCCTCTGGAGAGCCAACACCACCAATGAACTCAGGCTGATATTCAGAGCTTGAGCCTAATTTGATACGCTCAAATCGGGCGGGAATTTGGCTTTCACTGTAGTATGTTGATAGCCACTTTCGCTCCACAACAGGGTCAATGGCCATGTTCCAACCGTCTTTGATGCCCGTAATCGAGATAAAACCATCTACTGCCGCATCGACTTCCAGTTGGTTTTCATTCGTGAACATGCTATCCACTTCAATAACATGGTTACGACCACCTTCTATTTTAATGCCGCCGCCGTGAGCGTTCGTGGTGCATATTTGCGCCTTCACACCGGTTGGGTAGTTGCCGTTACCGTCACCACGGATTGCCATCCCAAAACCGCCTGACTCAGCGGCATTTGTCCGAAAACTATTAAATCGGACATTTGTGATGTTACCAACGATAGCCAATAAATCTTTGCCGGTACCCACGGGGTCTTCCTGACCATGCAGCATGAATCCATGGAAATAGACTCTGCGCATATCCTTGTTCGTTGCCAGGTTCTCCATTAACAACCCAGTTCCAAATGGCCAAACGACTTTTAATCCATAGAAATCAAGTTGATTGGTTGCATCGCCGGCACCTGCCGAACCGATGTACATTGCGGGGTTTGTCCGGTCACCACACATTCGGATTTGCAAATCATAGAATTCAGATTCACGAATATAGCCAACTGTCCTGTCTTCTAAAAAGCCACATGCAAAGCCACCTAATGAGCAGTGCTGCACCCAAAAACTGTTTGTGTGAATGTTATCGTTTCTGTCGAAAAACCTAACGCCACCCTGTGCAGAGCTTTGGCTTCTGTCGCCGACAATTGAAAAGTCTTTGAACGTAACACCGCTAACTTCGTCATTGTATGTGATGGTGTCATCATCGCGTGTCCAATCTGATACAACGAAGCCGGTTTCTTTGAAATCGACTGCCCATCCAGTCATCGTCGCTGCCAACTTGATCACAGATTTTGTTGGCCCGCCACCTTTTACCGTCAGCGCTTTGGTGAACTTACCGATAGGCGCAGTAATGACATATTCTTTTTCTTCGAGATTAATTCCCCGTAAATTGGCCGAGCCCCATGCCCACAACGCCTGCATGGCCTGTGTTGTTGTTTTATCATCTTCATCACCAAATTGAGCCGGTGAGGGTGAATAGATAAAGTTCGTTTCCAGGTACAGACCCGCTGAGCCGACATGCAAAACGCTCCCGCCGTTATCAACAGGTCTTGCCCCGGCATTTCCTGCATCTTTTAGTCGGTAGTTAGCCTGTCGCGTTTCGATATACACCAAGTCTCCGACTTCAACATACCCGCCAGTAATTTTTGTTTGCGCATCCGCTCTATTGGTTGCGGTAGCCCCAGGTTTAGAGGTTTGCAACTGCCTGGCTTTACTCAAGGCATCGAACATCGTCGCATCAGTAAAACCCTGCATTTTTGCGGCAGGAACATTGCTATCACTGCCGACTGTAATTGTTTGTTGTACTGCCGCCATATTATTTCTCCACTACTAGGATGTTTTCATCATCAGTTATAATTACGCGCTCATCATCGGTAATAATTAACGGGAATAATCGTAAGTTCGGTTTGTCTCCCCAGTCTGGCACCAGGTCAGGGACTATGCTTGGAACTAAATCTTTAACTATCATTTCGCCACCTTTGGTGATTAACGTTATCCACGATTAAACCCGCATCCACAGGCCATACGCCCCTGCAGCCAACGAATTACTGGAAACGTTTCGCCAGTTGCCTGATTTCGACGGATTGAGATTGGCACCCGAGGTGGTGCCATTGTTGGCTACCGATGAAGTACCGTTATTCTGTGCAAATACCAGATTGTCCGAATGGTGTAATTGGCTCCATCCATTTGGGGTGTCATTATCAATTGTCTGTACGTGAACCTCATTTACCGGCCCTTGTCTGGCGGCAAAGTGAACTGAATTATTGACTTCACCATTTGCCCCCCAAGTGTGAATGAAATAGTCCCCTGAATCTGGTAGGTTTGTGGAAGCATCCACAGCAAATGAATAGCCGATGGAATCTAAGGAGTTCACATCTATGGTAAGGTCTGGTAAATCACTCCCGCCCAAGTTAAACACTGGTCGCCAGTCTGTACCATTCCAATAAATGACATAGCCTAACGTGTGATCAATAAATATCTGGTCGAGTGTTGGCTCTACAGGACGTTCTGCTGTGGTGCCACCTACGCAAAGCTGAACAGGGAAATAACCAGATTTACCATCACCGGACACCTTCGAGTACATCGAGTCACAGTTTTTATCTGGCGTACCGGTACGGTTTAAGACAATGGAACCTGCGGGCGAGGCCAGTTTAGCGTGTGGGTGTCCTCGAAAAGCATGGATTTCAGGCTGTACTGCCGATTCTAAGCCTACGGCAATCACGTCGAATCGAGCCGGTAGACCAGGTTCGCTGAGGTAACTACTTACCCATTTACCAATTGCAATTTCATCACCAACGATTTCCCAGTCTTCTTTAATTGCGCCCAGCATTTCTATCGGACCATCAACATCCGCGCCGATACTGAGTTCTGAGCCGTCAACAAACAATCCTTTCACGTTGAAACGGTGATTCCGACCACCCAATACCTGAATACCGCCGCCATAACCGGTTGTAATGTCGATATCAGCAGTGATGGCGGTAGGGTATAGGCCGTTATGTCCTTCAAGACTGATTGAATACGAGTTAATTTCTGTTGCGTTAATACGTAATCCGTAAAACGAAACTAAGTTTACGTCACCTTTGATCGTAATTTGATTTCGACCTTCCAGAATACTTCCTTCCTGGCCGTGAACCATGCAGCCAAAGAAATAAACGCGGCGCAGTGGGATGTTAGTATTGTCGTTCATGATCACCAGGCCTTCACCGTGTGACCAAACCACTTTCAATCCGTAAAAGTTAACCTGATTGGTTGCATCCCCAGTACCGTCTGACGATAAGATCATTGCAGGGTTGTTTCTATCACCGCACATACGAACCTGCAGATCATAGAATTCGGATTCTCGTATATAGGCTGATGCCCGAATATCTCGAACCCCTATGATTAACCCGCCAGCTGAAAAATGATGAATCCAGACCGAATTAAAATTAACGTTGTCGTTTCTGTCTAAAAACAGAATTCCTCCCTGAGAAGATCCATTACCTCTATTGCCTGACAGCGCGAATTCAGAAAAATTAACCCCACTCACTTCGCCGTTAAAATCATACGTTGTCTGGTCCTTGTTCCACCCAGAAACAACGAAGCCGGTTTCTCTAATTCTTATTGTCCACCCAGTAAAAGTAGGAAGTGCCTTGAATAAAGACTGTGTTTTACCGGCACCATAAATACTCACGGGCTTATCAATCAAACCTAACTCAGCGTCATACAGGTACTCGCCCTTCGGCACATGCCCTACACCGGTTTTAACGCTGTACGCTAACCAATTTTGCAATGCAACAGTATCTAAGTTGGCACCATCGCCGTATGCACCAAATTGGTGGGGTGTAGGATCTGTTGGGAACAGCCCTAACAAATAAAACTCGGTACTGCCCACATGAATGATTTCACCGCCATCATGCGCGGGCCGTGCCCCTGAACTAGTTGACTTTTTAACCTGATAGCTATTTCCACCCTTTGGCGCTTCAGTTTGAGCCGCCCATCCGTCACGGTATGCGGTGGTGGAAAACTCGTCACCATCTGAAAGATCGCCATTGTTAACCATTGAAATAGCTTCAGAGACAGATGCCACTTTCCTGGTGGGCGGGGTAACATTTGTTTGCGCCAATAATAAATCTAGTGTTGTTTTGGCCTTTTCGTACACATCCATTAATGCAATAACATTCGATATCGGCGCGATAGTGCATTCCACATTAACTGCATCGGGATAAGGCCATGGAAATGTAAGCGAAAATTGAGAGTTCTCGATATCCACAGCATCAAGAAACACGGCCTGTTGTGTACCAATTTGTACTAAGGAGCCTTTTAGTGCGCCTAGGACTGAATCTGCATTGTTTATTTGGACGACCGGGCTTCCATGAGATGCTGTGACATCTGAGAGTTTGTAGGTGCTCATGACAAGCTCCCGTCTGTTTTAAATACTGAAAGGTTGACGATGCCGCCATCGGCTTGGCCAGTGATGGTTGTCGGGCCTGCGGTGGCCGCGGTGCTGGATATTCTGAACTGAATGCTGGTATCGGTAGTTTTACCCGGCACGATAACCAGGAACGCTGGCATACTAAAGGAGACAGACATATCAGCTCCTGCCGGTGCTGATGCAGATTGACTCGCGCTATCAACAACCACGCCATCGACCAATACATCAATCACAAATGTGGCGGTGTCAAGGTTGTTAGGTGATGTCCAAGTAAGTCTAAGCGGCTCAGATTTTAGGATACGGTCAAACGTTCCACCGACAATTTGCCCAGTAGCAGTGATCGTTAAAAAGACCTGGTGTGTGGTCGATACGGCATTAGTGGGTTGCGTTACCGTCTTATTGATTGAGCCATACAAACCACCAATGATATTGGCGGCATAGAACGTGCCGTAATTCTTGATAGTATCGTTCACGGCGTCATATTCGACTAACGGGTCACCATTACTATCGACAATTTTAAGTCCAGGGCCAGCCAATGTGGCTGCGCCTTTCCTGAACCATTCACCGTCAGGCGTTCTCCATTCATCCGCATTTGCCTTTGTGAGCAAGGCTAAATCCGGTTCACCCAAATCCAAAATTGGAGTGCCACGCCAGTAGCTTAATCCATCCGGACCGAATGGGTTTTCTGAGTCATCAACAATCATTTCATTGGTACCAATCGACACTCTAGCGCCATACCAGATGTGTCGACTCAAAGTTGCGCTGTATTGATAACCCACGCTGCCGTCTTTACCCGCAAACACCAAGTTATCCATAAACAGTCGAACAGAACTGACATTGTTGGTGCCGTTTTTGATTTCGATACCTGTGAAGCTGTTATAGGTCTCGATACCGAATTGGTATAGGCCTTCCAAGTTGCCGGTGCGGGTCTCCAGTAGCTCAAAGTACTCATACACTGACACATAGCTGCCACTCGGTTGTTCGATGCGCTTTTCATCGAATGCTCGAACAAATGCAGCACCTTCGACCCACTGGCCGTTACCATCCTCATAACCAAAGCCTGCATTTAAAAAGTTGGTAAGTGTTATTTCTGAATCAAAGTTTGATTGCGCATGTTGCAGGGACTGAATATCCTGTTTTACCAAGCCCAAATCATCATTCAATTCAATTACAGCCTGACCAAGCAGTATGTTGTCACCACTCGTTTGACTGTATTGGTTGCTCGCTTGCTGAAGGTCGGCGGCAATCCCCGAAAACGTGTCTTTAATTGAAAATGTGGACTCGGGCAGGATCATGTCACCAATAAATTCGGGGGTGATTTCCTGCTGAGCAATACCGATCAAGTCAGAAATAACTACCTGCAACCAGTTTGGAGCAGGTACCCCGCGATCAACAATCCGGTACCAAACATACAGCGTACCGTCGTGTGGTGTGTTGGTTACGGTTAAAACATCCGATTTACCCCCGTTTAAAGCATCGTTAAACGTGTCTTCAAACAGGAATTTCCATTCATACGTTGCCTGGCTGTGGGGCAGAGTAGGGCCGGTTATGATCACGCGCCCTGGTAAAAGGTCGACCGTTGGCGATGCTACCGGTGTATTGGGCTGGCCAACGTTAAATTGCGCTTGTGTGGCCACGCTGGTTTTAAAGCGGTTTTTGGCAGCCACTGCAGCGAAATAGGTACCCACTGGCAAGTTGCTAAGGTCTTGCTCCATCGCAATGGGTGCAAAGCTCTGCGTGAGTTCTGGGGTGCCCTGGGCGTTGGTTATTAACACAACATAGTTAATTACGCTGCTCGGGGTAGGATGATCCCAGGTTAATTTTCCCTGGCGGTAGTCGTCGTTTGGCGTTGCTGTAAACGCAATGGTATTGGGCGCAGCAATCGCAGTGGCATCGGGCAGGGTGGTGTTGGGGGTTAAGTCGCCTTCAGCGGGTTCAAAATTGTCGGGGTAAATAGTCGCTGCATCTTCAATCAGTGACAGGTTGGTCACGTTCTTGGATGCGTCGTACTTGGCTTCTTCTACCGTAAATTCCTTGTTTAAGCCTGAGCCTGCAGACACAAAGCGAATGTTTGCGCCTGTCACTATGTCGAGGCGCAGACCAGGTAAAGGGTACGACGTAATGAAACCGGCGCGGCTTCGTTCAAGTTTAAGCTTGGCTAAGCGCTGGGCCTGATGATCCTTTGTCACCATATTCAGGCGAATAGTGGTAGCCAACATACTACCGTCTTTGTCGATGTATGCCTGGCTAAATACCGTAGGTGCCGCTGTTACCTGCCACTTTTTGGTGGGGGCCACATACTCAGCTCGCACAGTATTGGTTATTTCCCGCAGCGGACGGTGAGGGCGGTGTAACGGGCGGGCATTGGTTTCTGATATGTCTACCGTTACCGTAGCCGGGCCTGCATACATAGCCGGTTTAATGAAAATCTTGCCGCCCACGCGGTATGGCTTCGCGCCCATGGTGGCCATAATGTTGTTCAGGCCCTCACCGGGGCGAATACCGTTATTCAGCGCTCCGTTACAACCGAAACGTTGGCCTGTCGCTGCGTTGCCGTCAGCATCGGTATAGCTTGCCTGCTCGGCGCAGTAGTTGGCTGTGAGTGCTACAAAGTCCCAGGGGATACGGCGAAGTGGTAGGGAGCCGTTCTCACCATAGTGGCGCAGGTAGTCGTAGGCGCACAATGCTGGGTTGTCGCTCCATTCCCATGTAGTGCTGTCTTCTGGCCGGTGTGCACCGCTACCGCCGGCGGTGGTGTCTTTTCTGGGGTCGTAAACTTTGCGGCCACGCACAATGAATTTGCACTCATTTACGCCACGTGGGAATAGTTCTTCGTCGCGGCGAATTTTCAATACCACATAGGTTTGCTCGTAACCAATGTGATCATTTGTCCACCCGTTTATATAGGTATTGGCCGTGCTGTCTGCAGTGGTTTGATTGCCCAGGTACACGGTCATTGTTACCGCGTCGCCCAGCTCGGCGACTGTTTTGCCTTCAATCTCGTAAATCGATACTGATTCACAAGGGTGCCCGGCAAGGTGCACTACCATAATGTCGTGTTCTTTTTTGCCAATGGTGGGAGCGGCCACACCCACAATTTGACCACCCACAACCGATTCACCATAAATGATTTTGCGGGGCTGGTTAGCGTTAGTAGTTAATGCCTGGTCGGCGACTGGGTCGGTGCCGTAGTCGCCTAAATCGGGTGTTAATGCGTCGGTGAGTATTTTGGTACCCAGCGCCGCGCCTACACCTATGGCAACGGCCGTAACGGCTGTCGACACAAATGCTGCAGCGCCAACCCCAGCTGCTACTCCAACCGCTACTGGTGGCATGGTACCTCCCAGCAACCTAGGCAGCTGCTCATTGGTAACGTCATTAAGCCGTGCTCAGCGGCGGCCCAAATCTTGCCCGACCACACAATGCCCAGGGCATCACCTAATGGAGTTTTAACCAGGGCTATGTCGCCTCTGCCAGCGCACAAGCGGCTGCACATTGGGCCAAACTTGGCTTCAATGGTTAGGCGCAAGTCACCCGCGCCGTATTTCTTCAGGGCGTGTTTCGACCCTCGCAGGCTTGAATAGTGGCCCCTGAATTCGGCTGCAAAGTCCTGGCCGGTCATTGCTTCCACTGCATTGGCGGTGAACAGGCAACAATCGAACGTGCCCCATTCAAACGGGGTGTTTAAATGCTGTTCAATGTAGGTGTTAAGGCGATTTGCCCAGTCTGGCTTTCTCATTTTAAGCGCCTCACTGGATCACCACCCATACCACCTCGGCCACTGCCACTGTAGTTGGTTTTAACCGGTAGGGTGTTCGCTGGAGAGCCAGCAACAATTTCTGCCAAATCGAAGAAGCGATCACCTGGGAACAAATGCTGTTGGTCGGCGTCGGTGGTTTTGGCGGCTTCAGCGGGCGTTGCCCAGCGTTCTATCCAGTCGCCCACAACCAAACTAATAACTGACGGGATTTGTTTTTCCAGGCTGCCTTCCTGTACTTTCACATCAACTATTTCACCGTCGATGACATAATCAACGCCTTCCAGCACGCGTCGGTATTCATCCAGTGCAACCAGGTGAACAAAGCACTCGTAGCCGTTGAGGCTTTCGTTCATTACTTCAGCCAGTAAAGCCGGGTCGAGCACTTTTAAACTCAGCGTTACACGGTTGTTCGAGGTGTCCGCGTTTTCGGTAAACTGGCCAATTCCTGCAAACTCGCCCATGCCTAAATAGGTCTGGCCGTTGTATACGCGTTCGCCGTGCCCACTGTGCACTCGCACCCAGCCACTTGACGTATTTATTTCGGCAAAGGCCAACAGGCGCGATGGGCTGGCTTTGGCGGCGGCAACCATAGTAGGTGTGATCACACGTTCTATCATGCGAATGCCTCCACAAAATCAAGCGTAATGTTTTTGTATAGGCGGCGATTGCCACTGAGCTGCTTAATTTGTGACGGGTCTGTCCACCTGCCACTGCAGCGCAGGGCATTAAGTGAAGAGGTTACAGGCATACCGTCCGTGGTAGCCTGGCGTAACTCATTGGTAAAATACAAACGCGCGTTGCCCGACACGTCTGCAGAAGCAGGAGCAGCAATCTCCATTAACTGGGTACCAATCGTGCAGCGGTCCAGCGCATCGGCAACAACCTGATTTGGGGTAAAGCCGCGAACGTCTGCATACAGACCATACTGGCCTGCTCCGTCAATAACCGGCGAGCCGCCCCAAGTACCGCCCTGGGCTTTAAACAGCGGATCAAACAAACGCGATTTATTAACCGAGCCTCGAAGGTGCTTTAAATGCAGTTTAAGCAGCTTGGCTTCTTCCAGTGTTAGCACTTTAAAGTAGTACTGAATGACCCAGCGTTCGCCTGAGTTCTCGGTAATATGCTCATGCCCCGATACCTTGCTTATTTCCATTTCTGTATCAGGTACCACTTCAAACAGGCAGCGGCTAATGGGAATGCTGGGAAAGTCGTATGTTAATACCGTCATGCTGCTAACCCATTTAAACGCTGGCTCAATGGGCCACCATTGGCAAAGTCTGATTCCAACTCAGCGTGATACTGCCGTAGGGCGGCTTCTACCTCTGCTTGAATACGCAGCTCCATGCCTGGCACTGCATTGCGGGCATCAATGGTAATGTTGGGGCTGTAGTTGATTTGGCGGCCACGCTCCTGGCTTAACCGGCCACTTTCATTTGCTGCTACCAGACCTTCGAAGCTACGGCGTTGCTGAGGGTTTAATACCATTTCGTCGTTACGCAACCACCAGGTACCTTCGCGAACGTTACGATCTAAACCGCCGTGCGCCTGACCTTGCAGGGTAACTCCTTTGATGTTTGCGAGTAGTTGACCACCGGTAGCTGCAGCTTGAGCCATCAATGGAATATTTAGTGGCCACGGTTTAGAAAACGCATCCATTAAAGCAGTAGTAAAATTTAACGTTCCTTGAGCAATGGCAAAGCCTTTTGAAACGGCAAACATTGCTTTGTAAGCTTTCGATTGTTCCCCCGCAAAAGCTTTTGTTATGCCAGCAAGTCCATCGAAGATCTGTTGTCCTGAGGATAGCAGCACATTTGCTTTAGCCACTTCAAGGGCGCGTATATCGTTAATGTGCTTTTGCCGAGCAGCGTAAATAAGGTCCAAGCCTTGCTGTTCGGTTATTTTTTTCTGCTCCATCGCTTCTGCAATAATGGCCATTTCGTTTTGGGCATTAATGCGTAGCGCTTCTTCTTGCGTTGCATAACGTAATTTTAGCTTTTCGTAATAGGCGTTTTGTTCGTCGTCTGTATACGTTTTGTCGGTAGGTTTGAAAGGTACAACATTGTCGTTAACTTCAGGATCATTGGCGGCAGGTTTTTGTAAACGAACTGCTGCTAGCGCTTTCGCTGCGGCGAGCTGGCGATTCATTGAATCGATAGAGGCGTCACGTTCGTCGAAGATATCGAGTAATGCGGCATCACGGGCGCGTTTTGAAGCTTCTATTTTTCTGTCGGCAGTACCTTCATAGCCCGCCGTTAGCTGGTCGTAATACGTGTCGATTTGCGCCAGCTCACTGTCTAAGTTAAATGTGTCGCCATCGAAGGGGTTGAGCACATCTAACATTTCTGAAGCGTAAGCTCGAGCCTTTTTCAGTAATCTGAATAATTCAGCTGTTAGTGTTTTGGCGTACTGTGAAATGTATGCATCACGAATGGTGGCTAAATTTGCAAGCTCTACCGTAAGAGCTTGCACCATTGCTTTCACGTTTTGAGGGAAGTACCGGAATGCCTCGCCTAAAAATCCTAACGTTTCTTCGGTAATAGCTTTTGCTGCGAGTACTTGCAAAGGGAATTGGTTAACTGCACTTGCTGCGATGTCGATGGATTCGAACACAGAGTCAGACCAACCTGACCAGGCACCAGCGTATGCTGACAAGTAAGCAACTAATTCGCCACTTGCTACCATTTTGGTCACTTCGCCTACCGCATCGCCCACACCCAAAATGAGTTCAGTTAGCCCACCAAAGTCTCCGGAAGCATTATTTACTTCCGCAACGAGTGTTTTAAAGTTGTTGCTAACAACCGTCATTGCTTGGCTGGCTGTGGGAGCCATCTTGCCAAATTCATCGTCTATTGCTTTCGATTGCTTAATGAGTGCAGATATTAATTTTGCGCTGGTTAATTCACCATTTGCTGCCATATCTCGCAATTCACCGGTGGTTTTCCCCAGCTCGGTTGCTAATGCTTCCATTAGCCGAGGAGCCCCCTCGGCAACAGAATTGAATTCATCCCCTCGGAATGCGCCCGATGCTAATGCTTGTGCTAATTGACGGGTTGCGCCTTCGGCCTCTTGAGCTGATGCGCCACTGATCACAAAAGACTGATTAATAGCTCGTGTGACTGAAAGCAATTGTTTTTCATTTACTCCCAGCTCTTTGGTTGCTCTGGTCATTTTTGCGTACAGTTCAGTAGTAGCGCCAATGTCAGAGTACGTTAAGTTTGAAAGTTTAAGCAGCTGCGTTTGAATTGCTAAACGGTCTTTTTCTGATTTTGTAATCAGCTTCAATTGGTTGTCTAGCTGCTTCATTTCATCTGAGAAACGAACAACATCGGCAATACCCATGGTAGCAATCAGCCCCGCTATTCCTCCAGCAAGTAGGTTAACTGGTGAAAGCATAGAACGCATAGTCGCCGTGAGCTGGCCAGAAGCTGCACTCATCGCCGTTATTCTTCTGCTACTGCGTTGAGCAGAGTCTCCGGCGTGTTTAGCAGCGGGACCGAAACGACCCAGTTCGTCACGGGCACGCTTTGACTCACCAACCAAACCGCTGGCGTCACCTTTCAATTTTATGCCGGTTACTATGTCAGTCATGCTTCGCTCGTAGCATCTTTTTGGTTAATTCGTCTGCGTACACCTGTCCCAGTAGCCGCAGTTTGTTATAGTCGTCCGGAGTCGTTTTCCGGCCTGACAGAATGGCGTCGTCCCTGACTGCCTTTACATCCAAGCCCACACATACCGGGCCGTTCCATATGTACAAATCATCTGTACTGATAAACCATTCAATCGCCGCCATGTTTTCCGGCAGCACTTCAAAATGGTCATCGGGCTTAAGAAGTGCTATTTCAGCTTCAATACGGTCTTCGCTGGCTTGCATCGACCGCATCTGCTTTACCAGCTCATCTATTTCCGCTTGCGGGGTTTGCGGCCCGTTTGCCCAGAACCTGGCCGCCCCTTTAAGTTTTTTGACGTGATACCTGCTGCTGCTTCGTGGTATGCGTTTATCACGCCCATGCGCACGTAAGCTGCGCTTTTAATAAGGGCTGACTTGTTTTCGTCGGTATACGGTAGGGGGGTGCCATCTTCATTCAGAATATCTGCGCCAAAGCCGACGACGACCCGTTCGCAAAAAACTACGTCATTCCCCATCAGCTTGTCGTATTCGTCCTGAGACAGAATTTCGAAGGTCATCGAGCACTCATGTACTTCGGTTTTGCCTCCATTGATTGGTAAATCAATTGAAACAGGCCAATCAACTTTACGGTTTGTTGTGACTGTAAAAGCCATGTGTTACCTCATTTAATGAAGCCGTCCCTGGCTTACTAAATTGGCTGTTTAGCGTCCGTCAGCCTTTGCTATCGCCCTGCGGGGCACGTTGTATCAGGCAGTGGTTAAAACGCTGTCGTTACCACGAATTACCCGGAAGCTGATATCCCAGCACTGCTTACCTTTTTGCGGTGAGGGCTGGATCCCAAGTAGTTGGATGCCGGTACTGGACTGCTTAACAATTTTTCCAGCCTCGGTACCGTTTGTAATTTCAAAGGGAACAATGGCACTGGCTCGAATTAGCGCGAACGGATCGAAAGTCGATAGCGCTGGGGCCTCAATAATGAATTTGCCTTCTTCGCTCCAGTCATCAATGAAGATTTGGTTAATTTCGGTGCCTTCGTCGTGCTCAATGCTGTTGTTGTCGGCCAGTTCGTACTCGTATAAGTTGAGCGCCTGACCATCGAGCGTAAACGTGGTGTTGGCTTTACTGAATGGCAGGGGCTGCTGAAAGGCAGTGAAGTTGGCTGCAGGCGGGGTACCGGAAACGGTGTCGCCATAAATACCCTGAATTTCAACAGCAATTTTAGGGATCTCACCCACTTTACCTGATGTGGTTAAGCTGGCTTTACCGGCCAACAGAATGTGCCACATGCCTTCCCAGTAGAAGTACACCGTGCCGTCCAGTTCATTTGATGCACTTAAGATCCGTTCATGGGTTACATCGCTGGCATTTACGGTTTCGTCACGCGCTGCCAACTGAATTAACTTACTCCATGCCGCTGGGGTTGTAGCCGCGCCAGAGCCTGCCCATTCAATGGGCGCAGTAATGGTAATACGCTCACCAGTATGAATTACGGGTTGACCGCCTGGCTGGCCATCGTCCAAGTCACGGGTTTTTTGTTCGCTCTGGTATGGGTTAACACCAAGACCAGTAGTTAATATGGCAACCGGTGTTGCACCGTTGGCAATGTAATCTGTGCCCTTGGTGTCTTCCGGGCGCTTCAGCGCCATCGTAATGAACTTACGTTTTTCTTTGTAACCTGGGGTAATGCTCATGCTTTAGTCTCCAGCGCTTTGGCCTGTTTAGCCGTGGTTTCAGTTGGGCGGTCTTCAACGTGCACCACTTTTAACTGGTAATGAGCGCTTATTTGCGCTTGCTTACCGGCACTGAGTTCGCCGTCTTTAAACTTGTTTTCGCCTGGCGCAAAGTCGATTGCCGCACGGCGAATGGGGTGTTCACTGCTATTGGTTACTATGATCATCCGTTAACTCCTTGGTACCAGGTGTTCGTTGTAAATCGGTCGACCCACCAGAGGCCACCACTGGCAAAAGCCACTAAATCACCGTCGCCAAGTAAAATAGGTTCGTAGGCGGCGTTGGGCTTCCAGCCATATAAGCTATTGCGTAAATTGGTGCGGTAGCTCTCCAGGGTAGTAATGGCTTTATTACCTGTTGAGTCGTTCACACTTTTAATGCCAATCACCACACCAAAGGTGACAATCATTTCTTGTAAAGGCTGCCCTATATCAACATCGCGCCCGTTTGGTGCCGGACGTTCGCGCACAGGTACCACAAAGGCCACACTGGCCCGTTGAATGGGCTGTCCAATGGCGTCGCGTACATTTGCCGCACCATCCACATGGTCAAAAAGTGATTTAATTCGGGTTTGAATGTCGTTTAACATTTAGATAAACCCCTTTGAATCTTCCCGGCTCCACACGCTGCCACCACTCACCATTTCAATGGCTTCATCTGAGGTGGCGACCTCTTCGGTACCACTTAAACCCAAACGCACTTCACCTTTGCCTACCGACTTTAAAAAGTTAATGGCGGCGTCGTAGCGCTTTTGCACTACATCGGGTACGGCGTTGTCGTATAGGTTGAATCGGGCAATGTCGCCGCAGAGTTTGGGTAACACGCTCGGTATAACGGAAAGGGGCAGGGCATAACGCCCGCCCAAATAGCCATCAATCAATGCGCTGGCATCCGCTATGGCCGCACTAACTACCTGGGCATCTACTGAGCCGGTGTTGTCTCGGTCAGAAAGGGCAATTAGCTCGCTCTCTCCAAACCGGTCTATCAGGTCGTTAGTGGTGCAGTAGTTCACGGGTTATGCTCCCGCGTTCTCTGCGCCGGTGTCCTTACTCGCTTTGGTGCCTGCCTTGGCCGTGGTAGATTCGGTTTTCTTAGCAGGCGTTGCTTTTTCCTGCGCCGCTTTGGTGGCGGGGTGGGCCAGGTAACGGTCGAGTGGTGCAGTATCAACGCCTTCCGGGATGGCGTCGGCTGGCATTTCGCGAACAGACAGTTTCTTTTCGGCGTGAATGGCTTTGAGCTGTTCTTCACTGATTTCATCTTTTGCGAATGCGGTACCGGCGTCAGTGAATCCGAGACCGGCGCGGCGAAAGGAAGGCACGCTGGCCGTAATGACTAATGCAAGAATAGTTGCTTTGGTAACAGACATGGTTTTCTCCTTACAACTGGCTTACCTAAGCAAGCCAGTTGTCAAAGTTGTAAAGGTTGTAGGCTTTTTACTTACAGGTAGTCAGGCGAAATTACGTTGAACATGCCGCGCAGTTCGTTACTTACTGCGCCCACGCCGCCATCGTCGATTAACTCACGTTCGTTAATCTGCTTGGCTAACTTGTGCAGGCTTGAAGGCACTACCAAGGTCAGGCGGTTCTTACCCAAGCCCAAAGAGCGGCCACCGTCTGCCTTAAAGCTGCGCATCAGGTTAATGGCGTCCCAAATAGTTTGGTAAGACAGGGTTTTCTTCACGCCCACGGCCATTTGCCAGAAGCCAAAGCCCACGTTGCAGCGGCAATCTACGCCGTAGCGGAATTTTTTGTTCATAAATACCGCTTCATCATTCGGGTTATCCATGGGCACAAACTGCATACCTTTGCGTTCCTGGAAGATGATGGGCTTCAAGCTACGGTTGGTATCCATGAGGTACCAGGCTTCGCCGGTGTAGCCACCGTCTACAATCACGTTGGAAAATGAGGTGTCAGAACCAGAGCCGTCAACTTCATCGTTTACCGGGTGGTCGGTATCAAAGTAATATTGGCCGTCGTAACAGGTGGTGGTAAAGCCTGCTTTTAATAGTGGGAATACCAGTTCATCAGGGAATACCGATGCGGCATAACCCAGTTCGTTCATCATTGGTGCATATACGCCAAGCGTATCGTCTTCAATGTCGTTACGATCTACAGCCACGGTAGACTCATAATCTTTGTTGGTAATTTCATACGAGTGCTCTTTAATCGATTTAAGCACACGGTCACCGATCCACTCACGAAATCCCGGCCATTGGCCTAACCAGCCATAGGTATTGGACTTAGTGGTTGATGGAACAACGGTGGCCACGGCGGCATACATTGGCTCGCCTTTTACCTTGCCGTCTTCGAAGTTTTTACGGAATCCGGTGCGGATTGCGTTGAGTGTTGCGGAATTAACAATTGCCATGTGGGCGTTCTCCTGGTTAATGAAGCGACTTAAGCTTTTTCTTGCTTAAGGGTTTCGGCGTAGTCTTCGTGGCTAATGCCCAGCTGGTCGGCAATCGATTTCTCATCAGCCGTGAGCGCTGCCACACCGGTTTTGTCTTCCGCGTCGGGCGTTTTGTCTTTGGTCTGCTTGCCATCAAATGCGGCGATGGTAGGGCGGCCATCAATCAGCGATTTCAATGCGGCCATGTTGGCGTTGCCCAGGTCTTTTAAATAGCTAAGCTCTGCCTGGCTAATAAACTTGCCGTCTTTTTGTGCCTGGTCGATAACCTGGTCAACGGTAAGTGCTTCGTGGTCAGCTTTCAGTGCGGCCAGCTCGGTAACAACCGCGTTATAGGTGTCAACTGGCACATGCTTTGAAATATCCACGCTACCGCCTGCTTCTACCTGAGCGGTAAGGGCGGCGATTCTGGTTTCGCTTTCGGCGGCACCTTCAATCTGGGCTTTCAGTGCTGCCAGCTTGGTTTTGATTTCCGGGGTGGTTAACTGGGCATGCAGTGCTGCCGCGTCGATGTCCTGGCTGGTATCAACATTGATACCAAGCAGGCCAAATAATAAGGCGAGTGCTTCATTCATGGGCTTAGGCTCCGTGGGGTTGGTTTGCGTACTCGGGGTGTTAGCTTTGAGGGCGGCGGCTTCTGCCATGCCTTTTATTGCTGGGTCGTTGGTCAGTGCTGCGCTGTGCAGGTCGACGACCTGGCCGGTGGTTTTGTCATACATCACCACGGGGCTGTAAAACTTGTACTCGTCGTTTTTAATGTGCTCGCGTGCTGCAGGGGTAAACTTGAGCTGGGCGAACAATCCCTGTCCGGGCCTCCATTCAAACGTTTCTCCCCATGCACTGGCCGGGGCTTTCTGGCCGTTCTCTTTGGCCAGTAAGGTTTGGTGGTCGTAATCGAATAACAGGCGCTGGCCGGATGCGGCACGGGCGTTTAAACGGGCGGCTAATACTGCGCCGCTTTCGTCATTAATCAGCCATTTGTTACCAGGGACTTCGAAGGGGCGGCCATCGTAGGCAGAAAAATCACTGCCCGGCAGTATTTGCTGCCAGGGCTGGTCTAAATTGATTTCGAACGAGCAGGCGGCAATGCCAAGCGGTTGCACGTTCTGATTGGACAGGGCGGCAAGGGATAGGGCAGCCGCGAGCGCTGGCACTACATGACAGCCTCCTGATTCCGAATTGTGTATTTCGTATGTGTGATTTTTCATAGCCCGGTCAGTATGCCGGGCTGAAGGGGTTAGTCTGGTTTAGTCTGGGTTTGGGTTATTTTGCTGGCATTGGAGATTGAGCCGCATTAATACGCAATTTTCGACGCGCTTTCTTTATGTCGGCAATTTCATTTCGCATTTCTAATTTCTTTTCTTCGGGGGTGTATTGGCATTTGATGTCTTTTTCCAACAACTTGATGGATTGATTGAGACAAGCGTCTTGCTGTAACAAATGCTCTGGTAAGCTATATTTCAAATAAAGTCTATTCCCGAACCAGGCAATGGCACCACCTACTAAAGGTGCTAAAGACATCATTGTTGTCATCGCATCTTGGCTCAACTCTAACAGCTGTATTACTAATTCAAGAAAGGCAATGATTGAGCCAGACGCAATAATTCCGTTATTTGTGCTATCCCTTTTCATTTTCTACCACGCGGTCTTCCAAGATTGCTTGCACCAACTCTTGGTTAGATGAGGCGGAAAACTGTTTTTTGACTGTCCCGTTCGGGCCTTTCAAAGTGACAGTAATTATTTTCTGTGGAAACATGTAAGTGAGAATGCCGTGCACAATTACACGGGTTGCACGGAAGCAAACGTATACGGTAATTGGTACACAAATCACCAATAGAATTAAGTTGATAATTAAAGTTGTCTGCATAATAGCACTAGCCAAAGGCCAATTTTATTCACCTAATTTTCTCACAACTTCAGTAATCTCATATCTAACTTTAGTTGAACCATCTATATTTTGGGTGTGGATTGTCTTTAATTTTACTGTGTACAAGTCGCCTTTGGCGAACGTGTCCTCGTTGGCTCTGACTCGCCGAAGAAAGCCCTCATCCTTTATTGTAACTGTTTTGGGTTTTTGAACGTGCTCAATTTGCCAGCCAGAAGATTTATCGAAATTCACGTTGATGAACCGAACATTTACAGTTTCTTCTGTCTCGGTTTCTTCAGCTCCGACCTTGTTGGGTATTTTTCTGTAAGACGTAAAATCACCCTCAGAAATTGAATGAATAACAGTCTCACCATCAAAGCTTTTAATATGCACTGTCGCATTCGTATCATCTTTAACTGGTGCAACAACCGCTTTATTCAATGAGTCACGGAAATCCTTGCTTAAAACCAGTTTCGCATAGTCGTTACTGACTGTGATTTCTTCTTCCTTACCGCGAAACTTCGTTTTTATCGTAGTCTGCTCACCTTCTTCTATGACGGTATCAATTTTACGGCCTTTCAAAAATTCTAAAATGCTAAAAATGGTAGTCGCAGTAATTGAGCCGCCCGCAGCGAATCCGATTATTTCTAAAACATTTTTAGTCTCTGATAGGTAAGAAAGAACTTCTATAGGTATACCAAATGAACCGTCACTTGGCACATTTACCTTAATATCAACCTTTGATTCTTCCCCGTTCAGGATCTTATCCGCTTGGGTAATGGCCTCGCATATACCTTGCAAGCCAATAATTAAATCAGCAGCATCAATTGTATGGTCATTTGTTTCTGTTGTGTCGTAGTAAAGACTGAACGAGCCGAGCTTGGAGGGCATTCCTATTTCCTTATAACTTCATTTATCCAAGTAAGTAACGCGATTATTACTTAATTAATATTGCTAAGACAAGCAAAGTCGATAAATGCTGAGCATCAAAAGCTCAAATCCCCTGTTTAAATTTCGCCAGAATCGTTTAAATACTTTCTAGGTGAGCAACCATGCCGCTTTTTGCTTTTGTGGCCTTAGAATGGCTTACAGCGCGTTTTTAATCAATAGCATCTAGTAGATGGTCTTGCAGTATCGCAATGATTTCGTCGGCATCATTCCAGGGGCCCGTGGTTAGCCCTATGAATGGCCGGGCGGGTATGCCGTCGTCTTCCCTGCCGAACTGGTGTGTTGGTGCGTATTCCTGGTTGCTGCCGAATGTGAGTGTTTTGCCAGCTATCTGATAGTTGAGCGTATCGCGCATAATGCCCGATTGCTGCAGTATTCTGTCGTCGCCACCTTTGCGGGCTAATGTTTCCGGTGCTAATGGTGCCCATAATTCGCCGTTGGGGGCAACTTCCAGTTTAAATCGTTCCTGGGTAGATTCGATCAGGTACTCGCCAATCTCAGCAAATGCCGGTTCCAGATTTTGGCCTGCGTGAATGAGCCTGCCCAGCATGCGGTTTACTTCGCCGCTGCCGTAGGCTCTAACCGTAATAAAGCTACCCGCCATTGCTGTCACTCCGTAGTACCAGGTTGCTTAGCAAATCGCCGAATTGCTCGCGTTCATAATTGGGCGCTTGCTTGGCTAATGTCTCAATTTGCTGGTACTTGTCCTCGTCAGATAGGCTCTGGCTCAATATTGCTTGTGCCTGGCTCAATTGTTCACTGGGGGCTTTGTGGCCCTGATTAATGCGTTTTAATATGTCGTTCATGGCAGCAGCTGCTCCATTAGTTTATCGAAGTACTCGGTAATGTCTGGGTAGTGGCTGGCCAGCATGTCGCGGTTTAATGCCCAGGCGGCAAAGTGCTCTGCGTGCCACTCCATTGAATCCTGCATACTGTACTGGGTAATAGCAGTATTGAGACCAGGCGAGGGTATACCCATTCGCATGGCCTGAAATTGCACTTGATGTCCCATTTCGTGCAGCCACGTAACTATAGCACCTCCATGATGCCCGCTGTCGGTATAGTTGCGCACAATATGAGACAACGACCATTGGCGCTTACCTTGCTGTCCTGCCAGTATAGCGGCTTCAACTGCGCCGGTTAAATCGGCCATGTTGCGCACTTTGTCCAGGTTAATGCCTGACTTGGCTTTCACTACTACGTGCGTCCAGCTGCGCGACGTATAGCCATTTACGCGTTTGGCCATGTGCCCTGGTACCGGCCAATACCGGTGGGCCATTTGCTCGGGCACGTCCAGATATTGCGCTATGGGTTGCATGAGCGGATACGTTTTACGTGATCCCCTCACCATATCGGTAGGCCGTAAAAACAGCGTTTTCATGTTGTAGCGGGTAATGAAGTCGGCTACCTGGTTTAGCTGTGGTTGGGTTTCAGCTAACTTGCCAAACACGCGGTTTAGCCCGTGAATATCAACGCTTTTGTTGGTTGAATAGGCGCTGGGTATTTTGCGCTCTACCAGGCGTTGCTTCAGGGGCGGTTTGCTGGCCTGTTGCTCTCGTAACGTATCTGCCTGGCTTTTAACGCCGGGTGAATAGTCGAAGCCCGGATCAATCCCCACCGGCACATGGTGCACTTCGCCGGTTTTCTTATCTACCCATTCGCGGGTCTCTATCACCGGCTCTTTGCTTACATTGTGGCCGCGTCTGCGCATACTGCGCTCGGTCTCACCAAACACCTTGCACTTGCAGCCCCAACCGTTCTGTGGGAACCAAACCTTCCAGAACGGTGAATCTTTAGGGAGTATGGTGCCGTCTTTGCTTTGGTGGTGTGGGCGTGGGTAGCGGCTATCGCCGTGGGCGTAGCGCCAAAAAGGGAAGTTCTGCAGCTGCTGGTACCGGCCAGCGTTATAGCTCTGGCGCATGTTGGTGTCGTAGATGATATTGGCACGCCATGCGGCGGTGCCGGTATGATCCCAACCATGCTTTTTAACCAGGTGTTTAAACTCCTTTTGAAACCAGCTTAAACTCTTACCTTCGGCAATGGCGCTATCAACAATTTTGCGCATATCAGCCAGCAAATCGGTTTTCACTGCTCCGGCAACCATAAACGCGTTGTTGTGTTGCGCCCGCCATACATCAGCCCAGCGTTCGCTGGGCATGTCTACTTTACTGCGGAAGAAATCAATGGCTTCGCTGAACTTCTGGGGGCCGTATTCGGCTGGCATTAGTATTTACCTTGTTGTGAAAGTTTTTTAAAACTCATCACTTAACCAAAACTTATAGATATGTGGCTAAACAACCAAAGCAAAGCCTCTATAACCACCCAGCCAACAATTGCTGAAAGCAGAAAAAACACTACAACTACAGTTTTCCAACTAAAATCTCCAAGCATTACTCACCCTTCAGCATTCTACTCAGTAAAAAACTCATGCCTAAACGGCCCAATTGAAAGCCAATAAGCGCTACTGAAAAAAAAGTTGAAATTAAACCGACAACAACAAAAACGGCGGCCCAATTCCCGATCGTCATTGGTGCATCTTGGATAGTGGTTAACTCGTAAATAACCAGGCCTACTGTGACTAAGTGATAAGCCCACTTAATAATTTCTTTGTCCTTTTTCATTTATCACCTTTTCGTTTAGGAACCCAAATTTTGTACAGGCCACATTCAGGACATCTAGTCTGGGTGTGGGACTTCATCATCTTTCTGGCCCAGCTATGCCAATTTAGATACCCAGTAGGGCAAGGCGTGTGGTTACTGCAATTCATTATTCTTTATCCAGCTCATAGAACAATTTACCTTTGCAGCGCGGGCAAACCAGATCATATACCGCCATGCCAGGATAGTTAGGATCGGGCTTTTTGAGTCTTTCATCGTGATAGTGCACGTTCCTGCAACGACTGCATTTAACTTTTTGCCTTTCTGCCAATTCAAGCATCTTGCTATCTCCCAAACTTATCGGCCCTGCTGGCCAGTAGATTTCTTATCAATAAAAACATCACCACGCCCAACAGCAGGGGGCTTAGCACAAAGGATACAAACAGCTTATAGGCGATGGTTGATACTTTGTGCTTCATGGCTATCGGCCCTCGTTTACGTCGTACCGGCCACTGAGTTCGGCAGCGGCCAGTGCTTGCGCTATCAGTGTTTGGTAGTCGTCGGTTGGTAAGGTGTCTTCCAGTTCCAGCAGCTGCTCTAAAAGCTGCTCCAGTGAATCCGCATTGGCTACCAGTTCTTCAATGGGCTGCATGAGTTTGGCGAACTCGGTACCGGCTTGTTGTTGTAATCGTTCGGTGAGTACGTCGGCACCGTCTGGCGCGGGCTGCGTACCTTTGAGCGCAGCCAGTGCCAGCTTAAGCGCAGCAGCTGGGCTTTGGGGTTGTGGTGGTTGTTGGGGTTGTAAGGTGCCCGGCTGCTCACCGGCAGGGAGTCCGGTGGGTGGCTTAGCAGCTCGGGCTAAAATGGGTTCGTTGCCTTCTGGCTCGGGAATACGCAATTTGTCGTGTGCCCAGGATACCGGGATACGCACACCAATCTCTGCCAACTTGGGCAGGCTTTCGGAATACAGTTTTATGTCTTCCGGCTCTTGTGTATCAAACTCAATTCGCGGTTTGCGGCGTGGGTCGCCCGTGTAGCTTTTGCTGTTCAGCATGTGCATGGGCAGAATTAAATCGCGGTTCAGCGTGTTTCTGAATTGGCGTAAATCGTGATCACGAATGTCCTGGCGCACTTCGTTGTGCACGTTGCCCAGTGCCTGGCTGCCGGTGCTGTCTACCTGTGACGTGAGTGTTTGGCCCAGGATCACTTTAGACTGGATACGCTCACACCAACTCATCATGGTCATGAAGGGGTCGCTGCCACCGCCCTTAGCAGCTTCGTGGAACTCGATTTCCATGCCCTTGGGGATTATGCCACCGGCGTTATGGCCAATACCTAACACGGCTTGCAGCAGGCGCTGCTTTTCATCTGGCGTGGCACCGGACGGGTATTTACCCAGTTTGATGGGAATGCCGTAGATTTCTAAAAACTCGGCTAAGTCACGCACCGAGTAGTTTTTGAAAATAAACGGCCAGGCTAACTGGCGAATGAGGCCTGCGCGGGCAGGGTAGCCGCTCTTGGCCGGGTGGCTATGCTGGATCCAGTTAAACGGTCGAAGCTTTTCACCTTTGCCCGTTTGGTCGCGTAGGGCTATACAGTTCTGATCATCCTGATGCAATTGAAACCAGGTGGCCGGGCGGTGCTCGAAATGTTGCGGGATACGAAAGTTGTTGTACAGGCCCCATTCAAACTCAATGTTAGAGAAGCCTTTTAGAATACCGTCGCCCATACCAAAAATAATGTCGTGCCAGTCTTCTACATCGCGCAGCATCTGCTCAATGTTGGCAGCGTCTTTCTTTTCCTGCTCGCTGGCATTGGCCGGTGGCTCTATGGTCCAGTCGATATCAGTAAGCGCCATCTTGCGTTTAAACAGCTCTGCCTGAATGTGGCCGTCTTTTTCTTCTATGTCTTCGGCCAGATAACACTGCTCCAACAGGTTGCCCTGCTCGGCGTTCTTCAGGATAACCGCCAGTGTGGCTGGGGTCAGGCCGCTTGACGGGTGTTCGGCAAACTCCCGTCGCAGCTGGGCTACGCGGGCTGAATCGTCGGTTTGGTGTTGCTGTAGTTCTTTTTCGCGTACCCGGTACCGGATACCGTTATATTCGTAGGTTTCCATTAAAAGCAGCCACTCTGGTTATAGGTTAAATCGTCGGCGTCGCGGGCGTTCTCGTTCCAGCGGTCGTTTTTATCGGGCAGGGGGGTGTAGTCAATCTCGCCGCCTTCCATCTTGCTTGCTGCTACCATCATGCAGCAGGCAATGGCGCTATCGCCGTGGCGCTCTTTTTTGTCGTCGGTTTTGGCGTCTGGTATGCGCGGCACGCCCCGGTTGTTAATTTGGATAGAGCGCAGGTCGTCCAGGATGTCGGCATCTTTGGGAATGATGATGTCGAAGTCTTCATAGTAAGACTTCATGATTGGCATGGTTTCCCGGTACCAGGTTTCGCTGATTTTTACCGCTTCCACCAGACCCGCACCGTATTTGTCTATCGCTTGCTCGGCCAAGTACTCACCGTTGCCTGTGGCGTCCAGCTGTGCGCCTACAAAGCGGGGCAGGCGGTCCAGTAGGTAAAACAGGATTTGCTCTTGTTGCTTGTAGGGAATGTTACGCAGCTCCAGTACCAGCGGTACCTGAATGCTTAGGTCTTGCTGTATAGCGCCAACCCACAAACAGGTTAAATCGCCTTTGCGGGCGAAATCCTCGCCCAGGCAGTGACGCAGATTAGGATCCAGTTTAAGCAGCTCTGGCAGTAGTACCTCTTTGCACCAGTCGCGAATATCGGCGGCGCGCAGGTCTGGCCGCATCTGATTCCACTCTGGGGTTTGCTTGTAGCGAATAACAATGGGCTGGCCGTTGTCGCCCGGCTTAACCATGGCTTTGTCGATAAGCGCACGGCTAAGGTAGGCACCACCGCCAGACTTGGGCACGCAATAGTATTCTTCGAGCGCGTCTTCCTGGCTGGCGGTATCGCTTAGCAGGTCTTGCTTCCATTGTTCTTCGGCTTCCTGGCTCCACGCTTTACCCAGGCGTTGACAAATGCGCTGGTAAAGCCCCTCATTACAGGCATCGTCCAGGGTAATGCGGTGCACACTGTAGCGCTTTTTACCGGCTCGGCTGTCGTCAATGAGCTGATTAAACAGGTTCTCGGTACCATTGTGAGTACTGATTAAACGTACCTTTGCACCCCACATGGTGAGTGCCAGCGCAGCCTTGAGTACTTCAGCAAGCAGCAAATGAAAGGCGGCTTCGTCAATGGTTACATTACCCTGCATACCCCGCAGGTTTGAGGGTTTGGAGCTGAGTGCCTGAATTTTAAAGCCACTGGCAAAATGAATAACGAACGTCAGGATCTCTTTGCCTTCCTGACCTTCATCAATGAACATTTCTTCCTGAATGTCGCCTGCGGCCTTGTTAAAGGCTTTGGCCCACATGGCGGCAGCATCAATAAACTCGCGGGCCATTTCCTTGTTGGAGCCAACATAGAAATGATTGGTACCTAATGCGGCTTTGCTCTTACTGGCAGTAAGTACTGCATCGGCAGCCTCTGCCCAGGTGATACCAGTTCGGCGTGACTTCTCGGCAATTTTGAGTGGGGATTCGTCGGCTATCCAACGTTTCTGGTACCCAAGCAGCAGCTCGTTCTCATCGAACGGGATAAACGTAGGCAAACCAAAGCGGGTTTCCAGTCTGTCGCATTGCTCAATGGCTTTTTGATACTGCGACTTACTAGGCTGTATTTCCGGTGGTGTGGTGGGCTGCTTAGGTGGTAACTTCATCAGGCAATACCCAGAATTTCACGTTTAATTTGTGCTGCGCCCTCAGTGGTAAGCCCCGCTGCTTTGGCAGCACTCTCGGCGCGTTCGGCGGCTTCTTCGGCCATGGCTTTACGGATTTCACGTTCACGCTTGGTGGACTCACTGGCGGCTTTCTCCAGCTTCTCAACGCCTACGGCCAACTCCTTAATAAACTTAGGCGGTACCACTTCGCCGGATTCCGAGAGTTTCAGCACTTGATCAAAGGCAAGGGTGCGCACCATTTCAATCAGTACCTTTGAGACTTCGCCGGTAGGCTTGTCGCCCAGCTGGTCGACCCATTGCTTAGAGACTTCGCGGGCTTCCTGTATACGGCTGCCCACTGTGGCCATGCGAGTGGCATAGCGGTTTAACCCACTGCGGGAGAGCTGCTCATCGTCGGGCAAGCCCGCATCACGAATAAGCCCGTTTACCCGCTCCAGCACTTCGGTTTGGGTAACCGACTTATCGCGCAGCAGCTCTATCAGCTCCGACTTAATGTCTTCCGGGAGCTGGTCGATTTTGCTGGGTTTGCCTCGGGTGCGTTTATCGGTCATGGGTTCTTCTTTTTGTCTTTTTCAAACTCGGCGAGAAGTTGCTTTCTCACACGCGGCACGACTGCTTGAAATTCATCCAGCAGCCGAAACCAGTGAGGGAATTCCTTGCGCATATACTCACGGTAGCTTTGGGCATGTTCCTGAAAGTCTTTGGCGATCACTTCATTACCAATTTCAGAAATGATAAATGCATGGACAAGCCGTTCTATGATTTGCTTTTCCATTTTTGTTGCTGTTCTGCGGTGCGCCATATTGACTACCTTGGTCCTGGGCGTTTAACGCCGGGTTGCGTGGCCAAGCCTTTTTCAACGTCCAGGCCGCGCTGGGTGATTTTGGCAATGGTGTAGCTTTCGTGGTTATCGAGCGTTACTAAGCCTTGCTCTTTTAACCAGAAAAGATGGGTACCAATTTTATCCATGGTCATGGTGTTGCCGTACTGGGCACACACTGACTGGATAATGCTGTTGTTGGCGGCGTAGTCATCCATTGCTGCCAGGCAATGCAAAATGCTTAGCCGTTCGTGTTCGTTCATAATCTGAGTGATGGCCATGCTACTTTTTCTCCCCGCGTAGTTCGTTTTCAACGAGCATGTTGTATTGGTTTAAAATCTGTTTAAACATGGGTTCAACGCTTTCTAAACGACCCTCCAGACGGGCCATAGATTCACGTAATGCCTGGCTGTCTTGTGCAGTGGGCAGGTATTTAATGTGCCCGTCCAGTTCGTTTACGATGTCTCTTAGCTTGTAATGCTCCAGCTGTTGCTTGGTGAGTTTGGCTTCGTTCATTTCGAACCGCTCGCGAACGGAAGTTTCGTTATTCTCAAACCGTTCACGAACGCTAATGGTGTGGGCTTCCAGATCTTTCTTAGTCGCAAAGTACTTGCTGAGCCAAAACAGCCCAGCAGCACCCAGTATCGCTATTAAAACGGTGTAAAACTTCCAGTTGTCGCTGATGTGTTGAATAACGTCATCCATGATTGCGGTTCCTTTTTTCGTGGTCGTGTTGACAATCTGAGCAGCGCTGAGCACTGCCAATAATGCGGCGGCGCTCGGTGATATCTAAATCGCAATCGACACACAGTGGTGTGCCATCAGGCGCTTTGTTACGCGGGGGAACAGGTGGCAAATCGAACGCTCGATTTTGCATTGCCAGCTCGTGAAAATACGCACTTCTGCGTTGCGCTTCGTCGGCAATATCCATTAGTTGCTGGCTCCTTGCTTACTGAACTTATCGAAGGTTCTGAAACCGAAATAGGCCAGAGTGGGTGAAGCGATAAGCATTGCCAGCTCCATACTGGCCCCTGTGCCATAACCAAATGCTTCGGCAACTTCAAACGCACAGACATACAGCATGGTGTAGTAGCTGTGGCGATTAGCGGTTTCTGGCCGCACGCCTTTAGGGTCGACGCTGCGAATGGTTTTTTGTTGTTCGGTATGCATTGCCAAGTCGTAATCTAGACGGTTCTTTTCGCGTTCAGCGGCAATTTGTTCCAGATTGACTTTTAGTTTTGTAACCTCTTCAGGTGGTAGGCTATCTACTACCGCCTGCAAACGGTTTACTTGCTCCTGCGAAGGTTTGCCTTGAATTGTATCTAGAACTGCTGAGATAGTTTCTGTGGTGCGCTCGATGTTTCCGCCTTGGCTTTTACCGAATAATCTAATCAGCGAAGGACCTGCTGTTAGCAATGTAGATATGAGAGGTGCCATTAA